TGACAAATGCGGCAGGGCTGCCAACGGTAAAGGAAATTACACTTGGATAGGTAACGCCGTAAAAAGTGTTTTGTCCGCTGTCGTGTACATAAATCCTACCTGAGCGCCAAGAGACAAGCACCTCTCCGAGTGCGTCCATCCACTCCGGCTGAAAGGTAAACGCCGTATTCCATCCTTGTAGTTCCGCTAAATAGGAATAGACAAGACCTGTGCGCAATACATGCGGGCTATTTACCGGTGGCGTATAATCGGTGAGCTTTTCCGTTGCCCCGATTTCAGGAAGGAAAAACAGATAGCTTTGCGTGCGCTTGTCCACAACGCCAAAGAGCTTTCTGTTTTGCGGCGATATTTCAAAAAGATTGGATGCAAAGAACCGTGCCATACCGTTTTGACTTATCGGCTCAAGTCCGTTTGAACTATACCGGATCACATCGCCCTGAACGGCATCCACAAAATAAACACTTCCCTCGCTTGCATAAACACTCTCCGGGTGCATCGTGCCGTAAGAACCTTTGAGCGGGTTTACCGTACCGATCACCTCTCCGGAAGTTGCAAGAATTACGTTTTCGGCATTGTCCACAATGCGTGTTTCGCCAAGATAAATACTCGACGTTTCGTTTTCGCAAATTGCAAGCATGACACTGCCGTATTCCTGCGTCCTGTTGGTCAGCACGAGCTTTCTGATTGCGCCCGTACTTAGGTCTAAGTCCCTGAAGTCAAGTGCGTCAAAGGAAGATAGGCCATTAATCTGCGTGCTTTGCAAGAACACGTTTGAGTAGCAAATATTGGTAGGCCGAACGCTTCTGCCGGAATTTAGCGGCTCGATATTTATCCGGCCAATATCGGTCAACCACTCCGCCCAGTGCCCGTCGTCCGGGTTCATTAGCTCGATCAAAAACGGCAGCGTGTCAAAGGTGCGCGTGCGGATATAAATATCTCCAAGCACCGTTACGACGGTCTTTGAAAGCGAACGGTTCTCAAGTCCTGCGGAATTGACGGCATAGCTCTCGCCCAGCTCATAGAAGGGCTCCTCCAAAAACGTCTTTCTATCGTTTACGATTTCGTAAAGCAGGCCATTGGTGTTGAAAAAAGGCAGTGCGCCATAGTCTTTTGCCTGGACAATGATAAACTGTCCGACTTGATCTATGACCGCTGCCCTGAAGATGCTACCGTTTTGAAAGTATAAGTTGACGTAATCCCCGGCGTTATACGCATAGCCTAAGCCATAAGCGGTAACGCCGCTTAGGTCTATTGCAACGCCTGCGACTTTAGATGTGTCGTAGTTTTCCGAATAAACAGTGTTTTGTCCCGTGCCAAAAAGGTAAACCCCATCTTTGTCCTTGCCCACATATTGTACGCTTTTGGTAAAGCCTTGCACAAAAGATGCGTACGTTAAGTTTTTTGTCCTTACAATTTGATACGAAACGGCCCATATAGGTATTTGTTGTGGCGTAAAATTCAAAGCAACATTTACCGCGCTGACGTAGGAAGGATCGGAAAAAGTCCTTGCCTTTAAGTTGAGCGAAGCGCTCGGCAAAGTATAAACCCCTGCGCTCCTGCCTGCAAAATCGTAAAACACAACGCCGAATTTATAGCGGCTATCCGACTTATAACCCTTGTCCGCTTTGCCCTCAAAGCCTGTCTGCCCAACGCCCCGGACTTCAACGTCAAGACCATTAGGCAGCTTTACCGTATAGTTGTCAAACTTTGAATACCTTTCCTCAATAAACTGTATGCCGCTGCCAAAGTCAGGCCACCGCTCTATCATATAGGCTTGCAGGATTGAATCCTCTGATATGTCCGTCCTGATTGCACTAAACCGCATACCGGGGTTTACAGTAATGGTTTTTGGAAGGCTTGCCGGATCGGTAGAATAAGTAGGGCCGAAGTTTAACACGCTTGCAATTTCGCTTACGTCGTAATAGCCGTTGACCTCTGCATTTTGCGAAGTCGTAATCTTTACAATCAATCGCGACTCGTCCCAAAGCCACTGCGTACCGTCGTAAATAACTTCCAATCGCTGAACGATGTAAGTACCAAAGACGGTTTCTCCGGGCACAAATGACCCTGTAATCTCACTCAGGGATATTTCGCCGCTTGCATCAAGGTTGTACCCAAAAGTATTGTTGCCCAGGAATATGCGGTTACGCGCACTTGAAAGCGCCCGGCTTGTGATTGGCACGTTGTCAAAGGGCTTTGCACTTTCTTCTTCCGATATGGCAACTCCGTTTTGATCGTTGTAAAACATGTATGACAGCGCTGCGCCGTTGTTGTGCGCAAGCAGCTCTGCATTGTCAAGCGCCCTTGTCCACTGCTTGACAATAAAGAAAGTACCAATGTTGCCGGACCTGACAAGTAATTGCACTTTGTCAACCTCGTGCCCAATGCGTTCCGTCTGCGGGATTGTCAAGCGTATCGCGTCAAGACCTGCTGCGTCCTCATCCGCGCCGTTGTAGTTGACAAGTTTACTATATGGCGACAAGACGCTAAGTTCGCCCTCTCGATAGATGTAGCGGTATGCAAACTGAAAAGCATTGTCGCCGACAAAGTTGTACGGCTGACTTGTCGCCTCTTTTATTGCGCTGACAGGATAGGCCGGATTTGCCCGGATGATTGTAATGTCCTTGAGCAAAGGCTCTCCGTCTTGCCCAATGTAGCTGACAACCTCTTCCGGCAAAGCAAGGCCGCCATAAGTCTTTAGCCCTCGCTCAACGTTTACTTTCTTCGGCGGCTTTTCGTCCTCCGTCCAGTACAAAATATCCCCTACCTTGTCTATTCCGGTAATGGGTACGCCTGAAAAATCAAGGTAGCTTGAATGGAAAACCAAACGGATAACGTTTTCCCGGTGGAAGTAGCAAAGGATTTGATGTAGCGAGGCTGCATTATCGCGGATAAAGTAATAAACCCGCCCGGTCTGTTCCTCCGTAAAGGAACCGACGCATGTTGCAGAATCCGGGAATGGATAGACTTCCGGTGCAGTGTATGCAATTTGACGATTGCCAATAGCAGGCTTCATTGCCGCAATGCGTCCATCTGTTGCGATAACGTGCGATATGTTCTCGGAGTTGAGCAACTCGTTTTCCGGGAACACGGAGATATCCGCATCGGAGTTCAGCCTTCCTATAAACGCTTTGCGCTCTTTCATCACGTTTTAACACTTTGCCTGAAACTTTCCCTTGCCTGGCGGATCATGTCCTCTTTAGTAAGCCCATTGAGGCGTGCCCGAAGCAAGCGGTATTGGTTGTAAAAATCTTTTTGCGATCTACTTACGTCGGCCAAGCGCGACGTGCGCTGTTCAGCGTAACGGTATTTGATGTACGCCTCAAGTGTGCTTTCGGCGTAAGGATGAAATACAGCATCTGCGTCGGCATAATTCCCTGCGGCGAGGTATTCCATGTAAAGGGTGTCCGTGCCGCTGAATTTATCGCCGAATATCACAACATTTCGCTCCTCGATCAACTGAAAAATATCATTGCGCGTTCCCCCGCCAAGACCGTAAAGACGACCTAAGTCCTCGCCGTAAGGGGAAATGTGGTAAGATGCAAACGGGTCGAAGGTCGCAGCACTGATGAGTGCTCCCTCGCCACTGGGGTATCCGGTTTGCTTTCCGTCGCTTCCAATGTTTGCAGAGCGAATGTACGATCTTGTCGAACCAATGGGTATCAGATAGCGGTTGCGCAAATAGCCAAAGCGGATATAGTCAATGTAGTCTGCCGGCAAAGCAGCTTCGCCAAAAGCGTTTGGCACAAGTTTGATTGTTGCGATTTTGCCGACGGTATCAAAAGAAATTTCCCTCAAGCCCTGCAAAGCGAAGTGCAAGAAGGTAAGGTAGTAATGTATCGTAAGCCCTTGCGACATAAGCGCAGAGCGCACTAAGCTGTTTATGGTGGTGTATCCGGTCATGGCAATTTATCGGTTTTAACGTCCGGCTGCCCGTCCGCCTTGAGTATTTCCAGCACCCGGACAACTACTGCCTCTTCCATATCTGCCGGAATAGGCAGCAAGTCGTACTCGCCAAGTGTTTCAGGATCAACAACGACCAATCTGACAAGCACCTTTTCCGGCATTTGCCCGGCAGTTTTATTGAAGTACACTGTGCTATTGCCGTACCATTCATAAGCGACAAGCCTTCCGAGTGCAGAGTTAAGGCCGGTGTGCGAAACCCCTTTAAGTATGGCGTGCTCTCCCGCCTGAATAGGGATGTAGGCGCTATCCACGTCGCGATAATCCCCGATATGCCAAATGCCCATGCCCCGGGGAAGGGCAATAGGCTGCGCCGGAAGGGTAATCTTTGCCCTGCCGCGCGTGTCCACGACGCCGTAATCGCATCGCTCAAAGTCTGTGATAAATTCGTTGTAAACTTCCGTCTTTAACAAATCTGTCGTAGGCCCAATAACAGGGATCAGCTCTTCGTCAACGGTATTTGCAAGATTGACAAAATACTTAAAGCTAATCGTACTGTTGCTCACGGCAATATCCTGCATCCCAATAATTGCAAACGTGCTTGGCGTTGTAGGTTCAGTGCCCACAAAGGTAAGTACCGAATTAGAAGTGCCCGCCTTGATGAAGTTCTCAAGCTCTTGTGCGGTGCGGTTTTTAGGCAGCGCAAGCCCGGTAATCAAAACGTCGTAATAAGTTTGCTCATCCGCAATACTGATTGTTGCCCCTCCAAATCCGTCAACCGTCCAGTTGTCGCCGTTTTCAGTCTGCCACGGATCATTGCCCGTTGTTGCCCAGGGAAAAGCTGTTGAGCCAAGTTTTCCAAATCGGGCACAAACTTTTTCTGTAAAGATAAGGCCGGTATCGGAGGCAACATCAACAACGTAGGTCGCAAGTCCTGCGTTTGAGACAAAGCGTTCCGACTGCGGCAAATTTACGTTGAATTGCTCCAGCTTGATTTGCGCGTTGATCGCCTTTATGATAAGATCATAAATTTCCCGTTCGTCCAAGTCGGTATCTGCCGTTGGCCGGGAACCTTTGTAGCGCAGCAGGATTTGTTCGGCAAGTTTTTTTAGGGTCATTGCATTGCCTTATTGTAGTTGTTATTGCCAATTTCCCCTTCCTGTAAGTTCTCTCCAAGTACGGCGATTGCGCGTTCGATGATTCGCTCTATTGCCGTGTCCGGCCATTGTAGTTGAACGGAAGAAAGTCGGTCGTATGTAAATACCCTTCCGTTTGTAACGCCTCTCAGCGAGGGCTCAAGTGGCCTTGAGAGGTAGTACAGTGTGGCGTTGTAAGCACCCTCTGGGAAAAGTTGTGCGCGGTTTTTACCGGCAACAAAATTAAAGCCATTGATACTTGCTCCGCCCAGTACGGCGATCGGACGCTCTTTGCTCGGAGGCCGCATAGCACTGCCTAAGCGGATAGCGATTTCATCCTCGCTCACAATTTTTACCATTCTGGGAACGCCGCCCTGCAATACGGTTATCGCGATAGGGAACATGTAGTCAAAGGGAAAAATCAAAACGCCTACCGGGCCTGTGCCGACGGTATTCGATCCTTCGTTGTATAAGTTCTCGTTGTAGCTTACCGTCTGTTTGAACGGGTTTAAATCGGCGTGTATCTTTAGCGTCATCCCATACGCAAGCGGGCTATTGGGCAATTTCCTGTCGTCCCCGTACAGGTGCCGCATCTCAGATAGCTGCGCCCGGTCTAAAGCGCGGTCTATCTCTTCCGGGCTTAGGTACCCGGTGAGGTCTTTATTTAATGCTAATCTTATCCTGCGGTGGACTTCCAGCAAATCCATTGACAATCATTTGCCTACAAAAGTAAGCAAAAAATAGCAAGTGTGCGCAATTACGGCTTGTGCGTCAATAATTGCGCCTGGCAAAGTCGATCATGTCTATTAACTTTTGCGCCTCTTCTAAAAGATTGTCGCGTCTTTTTTGCATATTCTCCAAAAGCGCGTCCTTTGCCCGGAAGTAGTTGGTATGATAGGAGGCGTAATCGTTCATAATATCCTCCGCTTTTTCGTAGCGCGTATTGCCAATGAGCACCATGCCGTCGCGGTGTTCCTTTGCTTTTACGGGCACAATTCGCCCGGTCGTATAATCTGCTTTAAAATAATCCATAATCATAAAGATAAAAAAGCCGCCGGGGTACAACCGGCGGCGCGAAACAAACCCATTGAAACCATGAAAAAGCAAAAAGCCGCCGGCAATAGGATGGGACCGGCGGCGCATACGCATCTCAAAAAACAGTACGATATGAAAAAACAAAATGGTTGCAAAAAAAAGGCCGGGTGCTTTTACCCGGCTATATGGAAAAAACGTTCTTTTCAAAAAAGGCCGGGACATATTGTCCCGGCTATAACCGCTAAAACCTTAAATGATGCACAAATATAAGAACAAAAATTGATTGCACAAATTTTTGTTACTTTTTTTGTTTGATTTCTTCTCCGTCTGCATACTTTGCAAGTAGGATCATGCCGACGAAAAAACAAACAATGAAAATTGCGCTGAAAAGTAGGATGTTCATTTGCCTTTGTTTTTGATTTTACGTTCTTGTTCCAGCATCTCTTTGCTTGGTGCCTTGCCTTTCTTGCCGGCTTTCTTATTGGCGGCAGCCTTTGCCCGGATGTTGTCCCAAAGGCCGCGACGGCTTTTGCTGCCGTCCTTTCGTTTAATCATTTCACTCATAGGCTTTGAATTTCGCGGATTACAGAATGAAGTTTTCTTGTGTAGTCAGGATCGGTCGCATAGCCTGCCTTAGCAATCGCTTCAGCAAACAAAAACGGATCGTGCTTGACGCTCAATGCTGCGCGATAGCGTCTGTTGCGCTCAAAGAACTTAGCATGATCGGTAAAAGATTCTTCCGGCGTTTTGTATTTTCTGAAGTAGTCGCGAATGCGATAACGGAACCACTCAACGCCTTTGCGCACCTCTTTTGTAACGCTCAAGATCACCGGGAATTTAAGGTTCGGATTGCGACTGTACTCCGTTGTGGTAAGGAGTTGCTCATTACCGTTAATCCCGTCGGTGTCCTTTACGCCGAAGTACATATTGCCCGGGGCACTCCTTCCCCAGCCGCTTTCAAGGGCGGCTTGAGCAAGAATAAAGTCGGCGTGTATTCCGGTTTTGTTCTGCGTTTGGATTGCAAAAGGACGCAAGTCCTGGACAAATTTCTTTTTTACAGATAGGCTCATACTATTGGGTTATTGATTAACAATTTTTTTGCGTCGCCGCCTTGTAGCTGCGATACATACCCATCTATAATCTCTTCCCCCAGCCTTTGAAAAACGTACTCAATGGTGTTGTTCTTCATCCAAAGGTACAAATTTTTGCCCAATTCTTTATCGCCGTTGACTTCAAAAGCAACAATGCCGTCGTTAATTACCTCGTAAATACTGCCTTCGTTTGCGCCGCTGACAACGCAAAGCGGAACGCTCAACAAACCGTGCTGCAACATCTGCGTGCCCTCACCGAAAGACGGGCCAATGAAAATCTTACTCCAAATATGGTCGGGCAAAATCGCATCTTCGTCCCCTTCCTCAAAGTATTTGAAGATCATAAATTCCCTGCCCTCTGTATCTGTCTTGTAAAGACTTACCTCGTACTTACCGTTTTTACAGTTGCAGTCCTTTAGCCGTTTTATCTGCCCGGCAATTTCTATCGCAGCGTATTCGTCAAAATCGAGCATCTTGAATGGTGTCATGGTATTGTGGTTTGTAAAAGCTCGCCGGGAACGAATCCCCGGCGAGTACCTATGGCAATAAACTCCAAAACCTAAAACGGCAAATCATCGCCACTTTCAAAGGGGTCGCTCTTTGCAGACATCATTGCCTGCGCAACGTTCGCCCCTGGTAGCGGCTGCTTCCAGTCAATGTCCTTGAGGCTTTCCACGATTTCCACGTCCTCCTCCTCCTGCCGTGCTGCCGGAGCACCCTGCCGCTGTTTTTCAGCGAGTGCGGTAAAGAACGCTTTTCTGGTTTCGCTCAGCGCTTGCGCTACGTTTGGCGATTTTTCGCGCCTCAAGATGACGCATTCAAAGTGGGGCATACAGTATCCGTCCCCTTCTCCTTTTTCCCCCTTGTAGGGCATCCCTTTGGCATTGGCCATATTTGCGCCCCTTAGAATAAAGCAGTGGAAGTTATCCGGGCTATCGAAAAGTCCGAAGAGTCCTTCGCGCTCGATGCTTTGTGCGGTAACGGGTTTTGAATAAGCCTTCAAAACAGCGCGCTTAATACCGTTTTTAACGGTATTGGATAACTCCATTGCAAAGAGGCGGTCGCTCACCAATTCCATGACTACCCAATAAAGGGAAATCCGCGTTTCCTTTGTCCAGATGTTTTGCTCTTTGAGCTCGCGGTACGTGCCCTTGTACTTGGTCGGCTCTCCGTTTCGGTACACTTGCATTTCGTCTTTTTTGATGTCGAGCACCATGTTTGACGTGTAGCGGTCAACGTCGTTTTTGCCCCCGGTGTAGGTGTTGAGTTTCCAGTACATTCCAAGTAGCGCAAACGTTCCTTCCTGTACGTTTGTTGTTCCGATTTCCTTGTCGTAAAAGCTAAAGCCAATATCGCCATTAGCAAAAAATTGCTTGACTTGCTCGGGCGTTGTGGCTTTCGCGTGCAACTCTCCGGTCTTGCCGGACTTGTAATTTAGCACCTTAAACGGTGGCATTGAGCTTTGCCGTTCGGCGCGATCGCCCTCTGCGGGCTTGTCAAATTCGAAATCTGCCATGTTTTGAAATATTAAAAGTGTGAAATAATCAAGTGTTTTTCCTTCTGCTCTTCCACATGTTGAAGCTTTGAATTGTCTTGAAGCGATTGGTTGTTGCCCCGTACTCGCGGCGGATTTTTTCGTACTCCTCCCAAGCCTGCTTTTGGCTCATACCGTCTTTTTTCTTAGCCTCGATGTAGTTGAGCATCTCTTCGTCGTCAACGAACATGCGTGCAATTTTCTCCTCTGTCATAACTCTTTTTGTTTGTGCAAAGATAAAATAAAGTTAGAATAAATCAAAAACTTCATCTTCTTTTTGTTTACGCATTTCGAGTTCTTGCCCGCTTACCGTTCGATAAAGCCCGCCTGTTGCCCGATCGAATACCAGCTCCCGCATACCGAGTTTTCCAAGTGGCGAGACAAATTCCATGTTCTTTACCTTTCTTGTGGCAATTTCAACAAACTCTTCCCTGAGCGCCATTGCGATAATGTTGTCCGCTAAGTTGTAAAAGTGCGACGATCCTAAAATATCATACCCGTTTGGCAGCTCAAAGCCGTTGGCATTGCTTTGTAGCTTTCGCGGGTGCGCCACTAAAAAAACGATAAGACGGTATTTTTTGGCAAGGCTTTTTATCTTGCTCATCATTGCCGCTGCCCCATCGCTAATACTGCTGTATCCGGTCTGATCAACACAAGATAGGTTGTCAATGATAAGTGCTTTTATGCCCCGCGTTTTTACCAAACGCTCTGCCCTGGACAAAACATCTTCGAGCTTGTAAAGCCCGTCGCCGGAGATGTAAAATATATAGTCGTTGAGTTTTTCCAGCGCTTTTAAAGCCTCCTGACCGGGCACAACGGCACTCTTACAGTGTTTTTTGACAAGTCCGGTAATATGTAGCGGCGTGCTTTTCTCTGCGCTCACAACGGCCATACGCATGTTGTGCGCATCCATTAGGTTTACCATCATCGCGTCCACTAAGTTGGATTTACCGCTTCCCGGTGCGCCGGTAATGATCGTTACCTCTGAAGGGAAAAGCGACATAAGCATACAAAGTCCCGGAATACCTATGTCAAGGGTTTCAGGATAGCCGTTTACCAAATAGGTGTAGCTTTCGTCCAAATGATCGTGCACCATCTCAACGCCTTCGACCGGGAAAGGCTTTGCGTTTTCAAAGCACTCGCGCAAAAGTTCTTTTCCTTGCTCCAGACCGTACCTTTGCAGGCATTCGTTGGCATCCTTTACACCTATTGGAAAGCTGACAAGTTTACACTTATCGCGCCCGATCCGATCTGCAAGGGTAAGGTCAAGATTATACCCTGCCGGGTCTTGATCGCCGGAGATGTAAACCGTTTCGATGTGGTCAAATTCATAGATGTGCGGGTCTAAATAAGACGTGTTATTTGCCGCTCCATTGGGTACGGATGTAGAAAAAACAAAGCCTGCGCTCATCCAAGAAAGGGCATCAATTTCGCCTTCGGCAATTATGGCGTACTCTTTAGCCGTCTTTAAAGCATCGCCGTTATAAAGGCAAAGCTGTGCGCCTGTTTCCATGTGGAAGGCTTTTTGCGCTATGCCTCGGTACTTTGTATTGACGTGCTTAAAGTCTAAAAAATAGTTGAACGCTACATAGTCCCCTTTGCTCGGGCTATATCCGCTGCCTATGTGCGTTCCCTCTATAACCAGTTCGTTCAATCGGCGATCCTGCAACAAAAACGTTTTGGCTTTTTCCGTCATTTCTATATGCGTAAAAGCCGGACGCTTATAAACCTTCTCCTCTTTTCTCCTGAGCGCTACCCCTGATTTTTGGCAGTTGTGGCATTTGTACTGCCCGTTCTTAATGTTTACGCTCATGGAGCGGTCGAGCGAATGCTTGCGCGTTTCGCTACAATACGGGCAGCGGATTTTCACATTGTCGCTCGACCCTTCCGGAATAGGCGCGTGTTTTCCTGTTTGTTCGAAGAAGTACTTAGATATTTCAGATTTCATGCCATAGGTTTAAGGTTGTTTACTCCTCTTCCGAACGAATATTTCTTTCCACGTCCCTTTCGCTCCTTTCTACCTTTGATCCCCGTCTCCTGTCCCGTTCGTTCTTGAGCTGGTCAATTTCAAAGGTTGCGGATGTGTAGTAGTTCTGCCACTTCATCAACGACATTGCCCTGGAAGGCTTTATCAGGTGCCGGTATTGGCTCTCCCAAGACTTTACCATCCACTTGAGCACGCCGCAAACATGGATTGGTTCCATGTTTGGGAATCGGTACATGAAGGCCTCTGTTGCCTTGAACAAAGTTTCAAAAGCCTCCTTTTGATAGGACGGATATTTCTTTTTCCACCCTAAGTACTCATCAAAAAAGCGCTCAACGGTTTTTGCAAACTTCGCGATTTGATCCGGCGTTGGTATTTCGTCCAAATAGCGACGCTGCCGCAAATACACTACGGGTTGACACTTTGCAATGCCGGATATTTCAATGTAGCGGTTGTATCGCGGCACCGCTACGTTGACAATCGTCTTTTGCTTTTCATAGGATAGCTTATCCCAACTCTTTTTAGCGTTGGTTTTGCTGCCCCGCTTATATCCATAAGCCTCCCAAAAAGCGTCAAAGGGCATTTTCTCTGTTACCTCGAGCGCTTTGCTCACCGCAACGGTCAGCATCCCGGAGTGGTGCAGCATCAAAATTTCTTTGATTTGCTTTAAGTCGTACTCTTCGACCAGACGCTTTGCCCAGCCCTCGACGGTAACTGGGAATTTAGGCACGCCTAAGTCCCCGGAAGTCCTGCCGTCAAAGATTTCTTTGATTTCCTCTGCCATAGATGGTAAGTTTTAGCCCTTTGTCAAAGGCTTTTTGTTTCAAATAACGATTGATTTGGTGCTCCTTTTCGCACTTATCGCAGTAATAGCCGGCGTGCACCGGCCTTCCTGAAGCTAAATCAATGTCGCTTATCCGGTATCCGGGAAGCCCGCATACCCTTTGCAAGTCAATTTTGTAGATGCGTTTGCTCACCTTTCTAAACCTTGCCCGAACAAGTTTGGAAGCATGGCAAATGTAGCAATATTCAATTTGCGAACAAATTAATGTTATGCTTTTATCTGCCCGCTCATCTGCCCTGCCAAGCACCTCGTGCGCAATGCACTCAAGCAGGACGGATAAGCTTACTTTCGGTATCTCTAAAGGCATCTTTTCTTGATCCATAATGCTCTTCTCCGTTTTTGTTGGTGGTAACGCCGTCAAGCAGGGTATATATATCGCCCTGATTGGTAATGTGGCGAACGGCTTTTACCACAAAAAAACATCTAAACCCTCTTTGCTCGCGGCAAAGGTCGCCTACCTTAAAAAGCGTGTATTCTTTTTTATACGCCTCCTGTAAGCCAAGCACCTCTTGCCGGTAACGCTCAATGATTTCTTTTAAGCTTTCGTCGTATTTTTCCTTTGTCATTTTTCTGTTGCTTCTCGTTCCCGGACAAAATTGTAGGGAAAATCAGGAATAATTTTGCTTGCGAGCGCGTCGTTAAAACGCCTTGCAATTTGATTGTGCTTTAGGGCATAGACCTTGAAGGAGTAATCCGGATTTTCCCGCATGATTTCTTTTGCCGCCAAGTCGTATTTACGCTTCAGCGAGGCAAGGTTTTTTGTTACCTGCTGCGGGGTCTCGCCCAAGTCCATTGCGGAAGGCTCTCCGATGGCAAGCGGCTCGATACCAACTCCGAGCGCGATCCCCGCAACAATTACCCGGGGCATTTCAATTACCCCTATTTCCACTTCGCTGTTCTTTGCGCTGAAAGCTGCCGCTTTGTTGCCACTTAGCGGCCCTGCGTCGGATGCAAAAACTTTCTTTGCAATCTTGACCAATAAGATCATTTTCTTTTCGTCGTCCATTGTCAGATTTTTTTAAAGGTTAAACGTTTGTTGTAGTTTACGCGATAAGACGTGCCCTCGATAGAGAGTACCCTTTTGTTTACGATAGCCATACAGATTTCGTTTTCAAGTTGTCTTTTCAACTTGTCGGCACGGGAAGCCTCACTTGTCGCCCCTTCGTATTGCTCAAACAAACTGTCAAACTCACTTGTCCTGAGCAGCCCTTTTCTGCCGTCCTCCGACAAAGCATCTATTGCCGTTTTTGACAAGTCGGTAACGCGGATGATGTCAGAGTACTCTGCGAGTACTTCCATAAACAAGTTCTCTTTGTCGTGCTTGTCAAGATCAAGTGATAGGACTTGTCGCGCGTCAAGTACGGCTTGATAAAAGCGCGGGCAAATCTGCTCGATCATTTCTTTTATCGCATGAAAGTCCTCCATGCCCTTGTCAAGTGTGCGAACGTGCAAGCGAACGCCGTCCTCGAGCAAAGCAATGCGGCCAAACTCCGCGTTTAACCCGATCATATACGCCGTAACTTGAGCAAGGTAAGAGGGTGGGCAATTTCCGGGGTAAGACTGAAAAGATTTAAAGCCTATTTTTTTAGCCTCCGCAATGCCGGTGCCGGAATATTCGGGATCGCTTTCAATTAGCCCGTCCACGTTTAAGGCAAGATAGGGGTGGCTTTCGGGCAGGAAGGTAACGTTAGGCTTTACAATTTCCCTGAACTTTCTACCGTCGCGAAAATGTTGTGCCCAGGAATAGCCGTCGTAATGCTCCAGCCTTGTAAGGATTGCCGCCTCATCCAAATGCCCGCCTTCGGTGGCTTCGTTGGGCACAAATTCGGAAGGCATAAAACCGGATTTTTTAAAGAATAAGGTCATTGGGTCTTCATAAACATTGAGGCCCAAAACCGTACCGATTTCGCTTCCGCCTATCCTTAGAGAGTTTTTGCGATAAACGTCCCATTCCTGGGAAGTCATTTCGCTAAGGTCAATCGCCGGGACAACATTTCCGTTTATGTAAAAATCAAGTTCCTTCATAACGCTTTGTTTAAAGCCTCCTTTGTCATCAAAGACTCCAGATAGGTTTGCCCCTTGATCCGCAAGTCCTCGTTTGAGATGTCGTTGACGTACTGACGTGCCCCGGAATAGGAGATTTGGTAAAGCTCAAATATCCGCTTACAGGTCATCAAGACAAGTTCCTGATATTCTTCCTCTGTTGCGGTTTCTTCCTCCTGGAAAAGAAAACCGATCGCCCTACCGATTGCAATGGTTTCTGCCGCTGCCACAAAAGTAGCATCCGGCACGCCTTGCGCATCCGGCTTTCGGTACATCATTTTGTGCGCCGTTGACTTTATGCCGTCGTAGGATACAGTGGCCTTTGCAACGCAATAGGATAGGTCAGGGGCGAGGCTTACCTCTGTTTCGATTTGATGTTCAAGGCCTATTTCTTGGCACCATTCAATGAGCTTGTTAATGCGGTCCCTTGCCGTTTGTCGTTTCATGTTGATAGATTAAGAGTTGAAATAATTTCTGCCCGAATACGCCCTGCCAGTCTATGTGCAGCATGACTTGTTCTTTTTTTACCTCGCGTTTGACAACATAATCGGAGAGCAAATGCGGATAGTTTTCACACAAAAATTTTTGTGCGCTGCTTGTCCGCACTTGAATGCCCCGAAAGTAAAGATAGCTTGTGTCAAAACGCATCGGTATTTGTGTTTGTGGCCACTAATTTAAGGGCTTTTTCGTATGCCGTGCGGTAAAACTTTGCGCTACGATTAGGGCGCACATTGCGCCGCACCATACGCCTATTAGGAAAATCAGGAAGTAGGCCATTTGCCTTTAATTTTTTTTGGTTCATCATAATTGTCAAAAATTTCTTGTAACTTATCTCCGTCTGAAATGTGCGGAAGGATAAATCTCTCTCTAAATAGCTCCTTTGCCCCGGTAAAGTCGTCGGATGTAATGTAGTAGTCTTGTAATACGCGGCGGTTTTCGTGCCCGGTAAACCAACGCGCGACGCTTTCCGGTGTCATGCCCCGCTGTACTAAATACGATGCCCCGGCGCTCCTGAAAAGGTGCATTGGACGGTGCACCTTCCAAAGCGGAATTTCAATGGTTTCGCCCTCTATGTTTGTCCCCTGAATCGTCGTTCGGCGCAGGAATTGATCTGAGTTCAGCATTGCCCGGACAAGTTCAACGCAGCGTGCTTCTGTTAGGACAAGTCCGGTTGGATGCTTGAGCAACTTTTCCCCAGGACTGACATGGTAGCGGCGCATGATCTCCCGGACAAGCTTTCGTGGTACCGGCGTTTGCATTACCTTCTTTGTCTTTTTGGTCATCCGCATAACCCAAGTACAGGGCTGCCCCATAAACTCGCCGTCTTTTAAATCTGATGTGCATATCTCAAGCAAATCGCTAATACGCCAGCAGGTGTAAAGGGCGAGTTTTGCGATAAGCACGCCGTGGTGCTTACCGGGGTTCATGGTCAGGATGTGGCGCACTACATTGTCCGGAATTTTCAGCTTTGCGAATTGTGCCGCTTCCCGTTTTTCCTTCGGCATGGTCAGCTCTATGCCAAAATCCCGTCGCGCATAGTTTACGATCATCCGGATAGTCCGGATATATAGCCTTCGCGTAACGGTTCCCAGTTTATGAAAGTCTTTAAGCCAAGTCATAAAGTCCCTTACATAGTCCTGAAAGGCTTTAATGCGTTCGCGTCGCTGCTCAACGGGAATACCCATGATGTCGTAGTCCGCAAGGTTTATGTCCCGCCCCGTGTTCTTATCGAACATGTTCAGCTTATGCTGAACTGCCTTGTAGTTCGTCAATGTCCTTTTTTCGAGTTCATTCTCCGCAAAATAGGAATCAAAAAGAAAATCAAAATCAATTTTTTCCATTGTTTATGCTTTTCGGTTTTCCTCCATATATAAATTGGCATAGCCCAAAAGCGCAATGGGCATAGCGAGTGCGACTATGACAGTCCCCACTGCCGGATTTTTTATAATGCCAAAGAGGCAAAGGTCGCTTATGACCTGCACCGCGAAAAAGGTAAAGAGCCAGATGGAGCGGGCGCTAATCCCGTCGTACTGGTTCCCTATTTTGCGGTCGTTGAAACTGGCTGCTATCAAAATGCCAGTGCACTCGAAGATCAGGGCCATTATAAAATGGAACCAGAAGGGGGCCGGTATATTGATTCCGGCAAAGGTTTTGTGCGCCAAATGGGCAAACAAATAGGCCTGCCCGAGCAGGGCGAAAAGTGTAAAAATCATGGCCGTCACCGGGTTAATTAGTAACGCCATACCGATATTCAGATTTTTCCTTTGCATTGGTTTTGTTTGTGGTTCTGTTTTTTCTTCTGCCTCCTCTATTGCTGTTTCGTATTCCGTCTTTGCCTCCGGTTCTGCCTCCGGTTCTGCGTCCTGTATTGTCGGGTCTTGCTCAGATAAATTTAACAGCTTTGCCCAGTCTTCGGAGTATGGCCCGGACATTTTTTTTAAAGTGTCTTGGGCTTTGCTGCGCGTGTCTGCGTCCGTTGTCCGGTCGGCAATGTGTTCCAGGAGTAACTTAGCTTCCTGCAAACTTATCCTTCCCTCTTGATCCGGCAGAATATTACGGCGCTGCAAAAACCGTCGGGCTGCAAGTCTATCGTGCCCGACGGTTTTGCAGATTTGGGATAGACTTACCCTCACTGTACTTTTGTTTTGGCTGGTGCCGGCAGTGATCGGATTACCCAGACGCAAACGGGTTTCAACTCTTGTACCTTTGGCCGGGTCTTGGTCGTGTCCTGCGGTGGGCTGTTTTGCGCTGTTGCGGTGCCCAATGCAAAGAGCAGGAGCAACAAAAATAAAACGGTGGTTTTCATGGTTAAAAATTTTGGTTAAATAATGAACACAAATATACCTTGCTTTATCTTAATATCAAAATGTTACTACAAAAAAATACCCGCAAAGAAAAAAGAATCTTTGCGGGTGCCGGCTTTTGCGGTGGCTTTAGTCTCCTTCCGGATATTCAAGGCCTTGATCGTCGAAGATCGCTTTTGCGCGTTGTATGCCGGCTTTATGCCAGCTTTCCGGCCAGCTATCCGGGTGCACCACTTCGCCTATTTGCCGGCTATAAGCCTGCAAAATGTTGTTTTCAATTTTCCGGATCGCGGTACGCTGCGGAAAATCTTTAGCAAGGTTTTCCGCTTTTTGGAAAAATTCTTGGATTTTCATTTTTAAAAAGGTTTTGCCCAGGACAAATTTTGTCCCGGGCTGTTGGTTAATTAATGAAAAATAGGAGCGCGGCAATGATGCCGGCCAAGATTCTGTTTGCTGTTTTTTTTGTCATGGCTCAAATTTTTCCTTCGTCTGCAAATGAGTAATGCCCCTCTTCGGTCAATATTACATGGTCTAATAGTTGAATATCAAACAGCTTTAACCCTTCTTTGATTTTCTTAGTAATACTTATATCTGCGTTGCTTGGCTCCAATGCTCCTGAAGGGTGGTTGTGTGCGCAAACAACGGCAGTACATAATGTTTCAATCGCGTATTTGGCAATAATACGGGGGTCAACGATGGTGCCCGCCACTCCTCCTTGTGATATTTTTGCCCAGGCAATAGGCTTGAGCTGGCGGTTCAGGAGTAGGATAAAAAACGATTCATAAATATTTATATCCTCGTGCCAAAATTCGCGGCAATATTCGGCCGCTTTCGTTGAGCTTGTGATTTTCCCAAGGTTGGGAATTTTGTTGCCAGTCTTTTCGGTTGTTAACTTTACTTCTTTGATAAGCATTTGATTTTGTTTTAGTGGTTTGAAAAAATTGGGAACCGGACATTTGCCAGTTCCCGGTGGTTGGTTAATCCTCGAACATTGTTGCAACCTCTTCCAAAGCGAACTTTGCAAGGGTGTCGTAAATTCCGGTAAACTCGTCATTGTAGCGTCCAAAAATAGCTTTTCCGATTTCGGTTGTTGTATAATCTCCTTTGATGCTGTTGAAGCTGGAGACCATACTAATAACGTCTTCGCCCAAATCATTTGCAAGTTGTTCTAATGCTGCGGTAATAGCTGTCCGGTTTTTGCGCCAAAAATTAACTGTATCTGAGTACCAAATAAAACCGTTGATCCCACAATTTGCACCCCCGTGCAAGGTGTTTTTAATTTGCAGTTCATAAAATGGGCGTTCTTGCGTCTTTCCGTTTGTGCTGGTTCTTTCCAGCTCGGTGCCTCCGAGTTGGTTAATAACGGCTTTAATAAGCTGTTTTTGGTGGCTGTTCTCTTGGAGAACGATTTTTAAAGGTTTCATTTTTGTATATTTAGTGGTTATCAAAAAAATAAGATTCTTTAACAAGTTTTTCGAACTCTTCCTTTGTCAGTGTTTCGAGTGGTTCCAGGCACAAAATTTTTGTGCGCTGTGGGTTTTCGCTGTTTTCAATGTAGGCAAATAGCTTTTGCAGCTTTTTTTCTGTATACTCTTTGTAAGGTTGCGGCAGTTGGCCGGCCATTTTTAGCGCGTTGGATTCCATAGGTTGTGTATTAGTGGTTAAAAACTCTAAGGTAGGATTTTATATTGATAGTAACAAATATTTACCTATGATGATGCAAATATACAGTAACAATTTGTTATTTGTCAATAGTTAGGGCAATATTTTTTTTGCTGCTTTGTAAAAGATCAATGTTTATAAGGGTTTTGGGCTGAATTTTTGTAGGTGTGTTGTTAGGTGTTTCGGGGTTTGGTGGGTGGTTTGGTTCTGGGTTTGGCCGGTGGCTGCGCTGCTGGTTGTGGTTGGTCGTGGTGTTTCCAGGAAGGTCCTTTTTGCTGCTGGTTGTGGTTGTAATGAGGAGAAGTTTTTTTTGCACCCCAAAAAGCAGGGGTGCCGGCACTGCGCACACTTCCAATATATTTGCCCTTTGATCCGTTCATTTGCCCAAAATTGCAAATTTTGTACCAATTTAATTTTCGCCCGCATAAAGTGTTGAATAACAAAAAGTTAGGGAAATGACTATTTGCAATAGTCATTTCCGGAGTGCGTATTTGTCTTGTTGTGCGGTCGAAAATCGCATCGCGCGCGAAATACGCGCGTACCCGGGCACGCGCACCCGTTCGCCCGAGCGTGCGCGCGCCCGGGCAAATCAATGATCTCCCCTACCTCTCCCCGCTCTCTCTTGCCTTTTCTCCAAACCCCCTTTGCAACCTTTCCCGCTTTCAAAACCCAAAACGCCTCCCATTTTTAACTCTCCTTACTTTCGTCCTTTACTACCTTCGCACTACTCACACTCAGGAAAGCATTTTTCCTGTACGCTTCCCCGCCATTGACATTTTCCTGAGTCCACGTGCTTTTAGATGCGTAAGACATCACCCTATCGCTTTGCACATCATAGAGCTTATAGATAAGATAGTGGCGGCTTATGCTTAGATAAGCGATCAGATAAAAGTCCAGCCGCATTTGTTTTGCCATACTCACGCCGCTAATAATTTTATCCTCGCTCAAGATAAGCGAATCAAAGCCCTTGCCCTTAAAAACGATTTCGCCATTTTGAAATGCGGCATCTCTAATTTTGCACTCAAAAAGCCCAACAATATCGTTTCCGCTTACGATAAAGCCGTCAACTGCATAGTAGTTATCCGAAGGGTACCAAGCAAAAACGTATGGCGGCTTTTGTAGGCGCAAGACCGCCTCGCGCACGGCCTGCTCTGCCGCTTTGCCCTTTTCGGTCTTAACGCCAAGCATTAGGAGAAAAACTTAAGTAGCGTTGGTAAGACTTTGCGATCCTTGCCCGCTGCCGGTAATTTTTTGCGGTATGATACCCGGCCTGCTCTAAGCATTTGCAGGTGGCCTCTATTGGAAGGTCCTTACATGCGGAATATCGAGCTGCATTAAAAACCGAAGCCCAAAGCGCTACCGCATTTTCAAAACTACCCGGATTTTCAAAAGCGCAAGGCACGGCTTTACCGTTTTGCCTACAATCATCGTAGGCATAGTAGGCGCTATAAACGCCCCGGTGCTTAACCCCGCCCGGGTTCCATGTTGCCAAAAACATCGGGCTTTCAACGCCCTCTTTTGTTGCCTCCATGATAAAGTAGGCAAAGAGCACGTCCTGCGATATGCCGCAGCGAACTGAAGTGGAATCAAAAAGCGGTTTGTAAAAATTTGCAAGAACGGCACGCCTAAGCTCATGCAAGGTTAAAATAGCATCAGTTTTAAAGCCCCTTGCGGATAAATAAGCCCTTAGTTGCGCCTCATCCATGTGTTTTAACTCATGCCCAATACTATTGCTTATCAAAACTGGTGCAACATTGATTTTTTCGGCGGCCTTTTTTGGCTTTCCAAACCCGGCCTTACCCATTGCAACGGTAAACGAAATAATCGAAACGATACCTAAACAAGCGGAGACCGCGTTACGATACGCCCTTTTCCTGTCGTCCATATCTTTTTCGCTTTGATGGTGTGAACGGTTTTATCTTCGCCAAAGCAGTCAAGGAAGGCTTTGATGAGATTATCTATGTCCGGCTTTTTGGTGTGCGGCACGCCTTCGTAAAGTACACGCTCTTTTTCTTTGACCTTCGGCGCCGGTATGTAAAATTCCATTTCGATCACGCCGGTAAGTTCGTAGTTACAGAGGTTGCCCTGAAGGCGCACCGCGTCGCGATAGGCGAAATAGCGCTCGACAATATCGCGCTTTTTCCACTTGTCGCGCTGTGTCATTCGAGGTGCGCCCATCGGGTCAACAAAAAATACGTCCTCCCTGTACTCCATAAACGATTGGTTATTTGCTAATGTAAAGTTACGAAAATAAAGACTTTCTTTTTGCATTTGTTCCGAAAAAACACTATATTTGCCCCATGTCTTATACCATTGACGCAGATATTGCCCTCTTTGCCGTCCGGCACAAGCTTGAAAAAGAGCTAAGGGCATATCTATGCTTGAGGGATTTCGCCAAAGATAAAAGCGGGTATTTGAACCGCGCCCAGGGCGCTGCCCTACTTAGCGAGACTTTTAAGTATTCAAGGTCAACCCCCCAGAGGCACATTAAGACGCTCATCGAAATGGGCTGGGTATCTAAGGCCGGCAAAGGCAATGTCCACATCAATGGCCTACTCCGGGTTAAGGCGATCTTACAGGCGCACGTCGAAGGTTTCCAAATAAGGAAACGTATCATACGGACAAGCAAGCTGCGCATTTTGGGGGGCAATGAGCAGCGCTCCTACATGCTGCGCACCTTCAAAGCGAATTTGTGCTCAGGCCTCACCTGGGACAAAATCAAGCGCAACGAATCTAAAGTTATCAGGGACCTGCTACCGCAGGAGCGAAAAAACAAAGCTGTTATAGGTACGGCTTTAGCAAAAGCGCCGCAGGTAAGGTCTTATAGTTTTTCGCTTAAATCACTTGACTGGCACATGTCTCCTGCAACGGTCAACATCAGGAAAGTTACCGCAGAGGACGAGCGTTTAGAGTGGTACCGCTGGAACGAACTTGGAGGGATGACCTTCAGGAGCGAACGCGAAGCGGTGCAGTTTGGCAACGCCCACCTGCCCGGCTTTCACAGGGGCTACCTGAAAAAGCGGGGCAACTATTATTTGGTCTGCATAGGCGAACGGGTCAACAAAGGCAGCAATGCCGTTGAGCTTGGCTATCGGAACAACAATAAGGTGAAGCCGGAGATGCTCAGCATTGTGATTTCAGGTGTAGCACATCAGCTCAAAGCTGAAAAGATTAAGCCTTTAAAGGTCTCCAAACCTAAAAAAATTTTTGTTTCGACCGATTTTCGACCGTTTGTGGATGTAAACAAGGCTTTTTCTTTTGATCCCTTTGCTGGCTGCTATACCTAATAAGTAATTCATTTTTTGCGACAAGCCTAAAAACAAACATCATGGACAAAGCCTCCAATCAGGAAAGGCATAACCTCAACATGCAAGCACAACTCTACAACCTATACCGGCAAAGGCAAAGCCTGAATAGCGAATACGAGCCTACGCTAAGTACGGAGAAGAAAGGCAAAGCAACAAGCAAAACAGAAAGCAAAGCACAAAGCAAAACCCAAAACCAAAAAGAAAACACCTCAGAAAAAAACACGCCGAAAAAAGAAAACATCCCCGGGAAAAACAAGATTTTTGTTACCGAAATTGTGGCATTGGATGCAACGGACGGCGGCTTAAAGAATTTTGCAGGACCGCATATCATAGCAAGTGATGAAGAAGAGGCGGAGTTCCTCTGTCAAAATACCGGTCTTGGATATTGCCGCATCATCGGAGAACTTGTCGGCTTAATAGACGGAAACGGAAATGATGTAAAGGATGCTTATAAGTTGAATTGATATAAAGAAAAAAGGAAAAACAACATGAAAACACTCCTACTCGAAGGCGCAATATTCTTTGCTTTTATTGCGCTGAATTTGATCTATTACAAGCAAGTCTTAGCTTTTTTCAGAACGATCTACAAAAAGTTTGAAAGGCGAAATGTAAATGAGCACGGCGTGGAGTGCCCGGTGCCTCTGCGCTTTTGGCCTGAAGGCTACGGTTTTATGGTCTTAGACAAAAGAAAGACTTTCTACCGGGCTTACTTTTTCAATCGCGAACCGCAGCTCTGGACAGAAGAGGACGGTCAGCAGTATTGGATAGCGGAATATCCTTATGAGATAAAGTCCTTTAAGGATTTTGAAATTGAGCGTTTTATGAAAATTCCGCTTGATTTTTTAAAATGGGAAAGATGAGGACACCTGCAAATAAATATTTGATCTGCGTTGAAAAAGAACAAAAACTGGGCAAATTGTTCGTTCCTATTGCAAAGGGTGCAGAGGAAAGCGTCTTGCGTCCTGTAAGCGGGACGATCAAGGCAATGCCCATGAAGTTTACTAAGCAATTTGGTATTGCCTCTAATACGGGTTCTGCGATGCTCAACGCTGAAATTATCTCTAAGAGTTTGACCGCTTTAAAGCAGGGCGATGAAGTGATAATTTCGTACATGGCAACGGACAGGGAAAACTTTTTTTATTCGACTGAGGAAGGCGATTTTTACATTGTCCCGGTGCATCATTTAATTGCGCTAAAGACAAAGGAAGCGCAACCTTATCAAGCGATTGCCGGCAAAGTCTTAATTAAGCCTTTAGAAAAAGCGGAATTTGAAAGTCAGTACTTAATTAGCCTCCATAAGAAAAAAGACCTCGGCGTTGGCGAAATCGTATCTTGTGCCGAAGGGATGCGGGAAAAGTATGCTCCTGGGCAAAAAGTGGTGTACTTAGAAAAACTCGCCGAATGGATTGAATTGGACGGGGTGAAGTACGATTTTGTTTATACCGGGGAAGTTTTAGCTTTGTTGGATTAAAAAATGTATGGCAAATGGAAGAATCAAAACGGCAAACAATTTTTATAGTTTCTTTTTCTGAAGAGGTTATCGTTGAAAAGAAAGTTGATAGAGAAACAGAAAACTCTTACTACTTAATATCAGGGGCGGAGGGCCATGAGTATACATATAGGGAGAGTAAAAACAACTGGCGGGTTTCTTTTCACAAGGATTATGACAGTGCAAGGAAAGCGCTGATTGAGCACTTAAATGAGAAGATTAAAAAATCTTACAAAAGGATTGCAGATACAAGGGCTTATATTAAAGTCCTGCAAAATAAAACCCTTAGCAACTCTCCATATTAGCTATCCATCTTAACTCTCCATCTTAACACAGGCAAAAGGAAAAACATGCAAAACAAAGTAACCCTTTTAGAATACGGCGGAAGCGATAAAACGCACGCCCTCGCCGCTTGGTCGTCAACTTTCCTTGATCTTGATACGGAGATTCCGTTAAGTATCGAAGGGCGCGTGGATAGCTTAATTGATGCGATAAAAACCAAAGGCGGCAAAGTAAAAACCCCTGAGCAACTTATCGCTTGATTAATGGATGCGTCTCACGATCCGCACACTTCGCCCTTTCGTGCTTCTTTTTTTATGTTTGCAACAACAAACGATATTGCAACGCATATTCAGTTTTTAAAGCACGCGGTGGCGATGCAGGCAGAGAATGCAGAGAGTGCAAGATATAAGGAACTGAAGGAGGATAAGTTTTATTTGCCGGAGGATTGGAAGGACTACGGAAATATTGGCCTTTATTGGTACGATGAACTCTGTGAGAGTGCAAAAATAATGAACAGGAAATACCACTTCTGTTTGCGAGACCTGATCGCCGTCGGAATGCCAAAAGCAAGGGCAAAGGAAACAGCGCGGTACTTTAAGCTGTACAACTCACAAATCAACTCTACAAAGATGTTTTCTTTTGACGGGCTTATGCAGGTGTATTTTAAAAGACAGGCAAGCAAAGGCGCTCAAAGGGAAATCAGCGATATGGTTTCGGCAATGGTTGAAGAGGTAAAGAATATTCCGGGCAATCCCTTTAAGGCTTCACTGGAGGCTTTTGGGGTAAAGTGAAAAAAGATGCTTACGATAACGAATGAAGATTGCATGGAGCTTATGAAACGCTATCCCGATAAGCATTTTGACCTTGCTATTATTGATCCGCCGTATGGGATAGGGCAGGACGGCAGTAAAAACCATACCAGGGGTAAATTATCCAAGGCTAAGGATTATAAAAGTTTTTCGGGCAAAGACTTAAAGCCACCGGATAAAGAATTTTTTGCCGAATTATTGAGGGTATCGAAAAATCAAATTATTTGGGGAGCAAACCATTTTGTCGAAAACATACCAAATGCAAATAGTAGTTGTTGGATAGTGTGGGATAAAGAAAATAGTGGCGATTTTGCGGACTGTGAATTAGCTTATACAAGTTTTAAAACCGCTGTAAGGAAATTTTCTTTTATGTGGAATGGTATGCTTCAGGGTGATATGAAAAATAAAGAAACCCGCATCCACCCCACCCAGAAGCCCGTCGCCTTGTACAAGTGGCTCCTGCACAACTACGCCAAGCCCGGCGACCTTATTCTCGACACCCACATGGGATCGGGCTCAATAGCTATCGCCTGCCACGATTACGGATACGACCTGACCGCGTGCGAACTTGATTCGGAGTATTATCAAGCTGCAATGAAACGCATTAACGCCCATGTTGCACAACAAAAACTGTTTTGATAAAGATGCTTACGATAACCAATGAAGACTGCATGGAGCTTATGAAACGCTATCCCGATAAGCATTTTGACCTTGCTATTATTGATCCGCCGTATGGAATAAACATGTCTCAAAATTTATTTAAAAACGGGCAAAACTGCAAAAACAATGGTTACAAAGAGCATTTGGATAAAGACTGGGATAAGCAAATACCTAAAAAAGATTATTTTGACGAACTTTTTAGGGTTAGCAAAAATCAAATTGTTTTTGGAGCAAACTACATGACTAAATATTTACCCGAAAGCATGGGCTGGCTTGTTTGGAATAAAATTCAAAGGGATTTTAGCTTTGCAGATGGCGAACTCGCTTGGACAAGTTTTAATAAAAAATTAAAAATATTTGACTACGGAAGGGCTTGCGAAAGCGGATTCGCCCCTAAGCTAACAGACATTGAAAAACCTTTTGCAAATATTCACCCAACTCAAAAACCTATCGCCCTTTACAAATGGCTCTTACACAACTACGCAAAACCCGGCGACCTTATTCTCGACACGCATATAGGTTCAATGTCAATAGCAATAGCCTGCCATGATTACAACTTCGATTTGGTCGGCTGTGAATTGGACGGCGAATATTATGAAAGGGGGATGCAAAGGGTGAATGCCCATGTTGCACAACAAAAACTGTTTTGATTATGCTATTCGTAAAAAGCGCAAAACTCCCTAAGCGTATCAAACTTGGTGAACGAGACTATGAGGTGCTGGGTTTTTATAACGACAACTACTCTGCTAAAGCCGGAACTAAGCCGAAGGCAGATGAGCGGCATATTGTCTTGCAGGAAAAAGAAAAAGAAGCGATTGTTACTGACTGGCCAATCAGGCGGCATAAGGATACCTATTATGAAGAAATTAACTGAGCTAAATATCGGGGACACACTCCTTGTCGGCGATATTGTTGTTGAGCAGCGAAGCGGAATGGATGTTCGCTATACGGTTTATAAGTCTAACCCTAAGACGGTTAGCGCTTATTCGGAGTATATGAAAAGGCGCACGTTTCCTTTAGAGTACGCTGAAGGCTTTAAAGGGCACATGTGCAAATATCCGGCAAAGGTTTATAGATACGATAAAAATTGAATTTTATGCAAAAAAGGTTTATCATTGGTTTTGCAGGGCAGATGGGCAGCGGTAAAGACGCTGCGGCAGTGATTGCCCAGCACGCTTATCCTGAGCTTGGCTTTGTGCATGTTGCTTTTGCGGATGCGTTAAAAGAGGCTTATTCCCTTATGACGGGCAGAAAGTTTTTGCCGTACAAGGAATTTAAGGAAAGTATTTGCCCGGTCTTTAAAATACCGGTACGGGAAGTTTTACAGCGTATGGGCACGGATGCGCTGCGCAACAACTTTGACAAAAACATCTGGATCAACATCTTGGCAAACCGCTATCCGACGCAAAATTTGATTATCTCCGATGTGCGCTTTGACAATGAAGCCGCTTGGATAAGGCAAAACGGTGGAACGATTATCCGCGTGGAGCGAACGGACGGTATGACCAAAAGCATCTGGGCAAACCATGAAAGCGAAGGCGGGGTGAAGGGGGATTTTACCGTGGCCAATGATTTTTCGCAGAACGGTTTTCTGCGCTTTAAGGCTACGGTGGAAGGTATTTTACAGACGATTACCGGCCTTGAGGTAAAGAAAAAAGTCGAGCTGCCTGAGTTTGCCTCGCCTATCGAGGCGGTTGATTATTGGATGAACGAATTTGATGTTTTTGAAAATGGACCTGCCGAAGCGCACAAGATTTACTTAAAGCTCGTTCAGGAGGAGTTAAACGAAGTGATGAACGAAAAATTCGGATCGCAAAGGCAGGCAGAGGAAATTTGCGATTTGCTCTGGGTAACGATTGCCCTTGCACTTTGCAGTATGAACGTTGAGCACATTGTTGCTTACATGAAGGTGTTGTTCCAGGCCAATATGTCAAAGGCAACAACGCGCTTGGACTTGGTTAATGCAGAGTGCAATAAGGAAGAAAACAGGGGCAAGCTCGAGGTAAGAAAGTCTGAATCCGGGCGTTATTACATTGTGGACAAAGAGACGGGTAAAATTCAAAAAGGGCCGGTGTACGAAAAATTTACGCTCGATGGGTTATTTTAAAGACGGCGATTTTCGCTATATGCGATATAAAGTGTACCGGGCAAAAGACTATGGCGCAACCGGCCTTGATACGGTAATGGCCATGCGGCGTATAACGCAAAGAAACCGCATGAAGATAGGGGCGTACTTTGCCTATATGTACGATGCCAACTCGCCGGTGCCCAGACGGGTGCAGGATTTAAAAGAGCGCAAAGCAGTTGCCGCAAAACTTGCCGGATTTGACTTGACACAAGCTGAAGAGTACAATCTTGTCAGTCAGATTTTTGGCTTGTCGGCAGAGGTCTATGTTGACATAGCAACTGAGATGCTCCGGGCGCAGCACAACCGCGATTTTTCAAGGATTTCTGCATTAGAGAAATTCTTTGACGAGTGCGTTGAGAAAATGTTTGCTATTGTCGAGGAAGGCGACAAGATGGATGCAAAGAAAGTCTTAGACGCAATGACTGTCAAGGACGGACTTAGAAAATACATGAAGGCGACAAGCGAGGAACTCGAAGGGCTTTATGCTAAGATATACGGTGGCGACAAGCAATTAGAGGAACTTGTCGGGCAAAAGATGTCGTATTCGCCGGAACTTGTCGCAGGTCTTACGGAAGCAGAAGATTATGACGCAAAAGAATTTGAGTGGTGATAAGAAAGCTTGGCAGCTTGTCGGCGAGGGCAAATCGGCTTATGTCGCTTGTCCTGTTCCGACAGGCTACTCAAGTACGGTAATTCAGGGCGTTGAAATAGCTATTCCGCCGGAAGGGTACGTCTTTGATCCGACGACAAGACAAATGGTGTATATAGGGGTTGATAAAAAAAATACGGAAGAGGATGACTTTTACTGGACGCGGCAGGGCTTGCCAAAATGGTACGCCGAAAAGATTGCAGATGAGGCCATAAAGCAGGCGCAGGACCCGGGCTATTTTGACGTGGACGTGGAGAATTTTCGTCAAGGCGCTTGGCTTAGGCGTTTGGGCGGCTGCTGGTTTGCAAATGGCAAAGGCGGAAATGCGACCTACATTACCGGGCTTCATTACTTTTATCTCGAGTGGTGTTTTATTGCGGCGTATGGAAATAAGGGCTATCCGTCTTTTCGGGAAACCGATAGGCGGTTTTTTCTTTTCCTGGAACATGTAATGCGAAACCCGAATTGCTTTGGCACGGTTTTGCTTACAAAACGTCGGATGGGCAAAACGCAAATGAGCGTAGCCTTCGGTCTTGAGGCTGTTACCCGGACAAGTTTTGCAAACTTTGGCATTCAGTCAAAGACGGATGAGGATGCACATAAGGTGGTTTTTAAGGATAGCGCGATCCGGATGTTTGCCCGTCTGCCGGACTTTTTTAAGCCCGTACACGACGATCGCCGCCTTGCCAATATCTCCAATACCTTAATGTTTAAGCCAAAACAAACCGACCTGGAAACCTTCAAGTCGGGCAATTTCTTAGGCGGCTGGGTAGAGCATAGGAGTAGCTCAGAGACGGCATTTGACGGAACCAAGCTACTTCGATACGTTGGCGATGAAGTCTTTAAGACGCGATCCGGTGTGGACGTGTACGAACGCTGGAACGTTGTCAAGTTCTGCCTTATCGTGGACGGGAAAATTCGCGGAAAAGCGATGCTTACCTCGACGGTTGAGGAAATAGAAGGCAGTACGGATAACTACGTCAAGATGTATTCCGACTGCGATCAATTAAAGCTCGACGATGAAACGCACCGGACAAAGACCGGGCTTTTTCGGTATTTTATTTCGGCAGATGAAGCACGCGACTTTGATAAGTACGGTCAGGTAGATAGGGAGAAAAACCGCGATAGGATTATTGCAGAGCGAAAAGCGTACAGCGACGATGTGATGGGTTATAATAGTATCATCCGAAAAGAGCCGCTTACGGTGGAAGAGGCGTTTAGGTTTTTAGGCAGGGAAAGCATTTTTGATGTGGCGAAAATATCCGATCAAATTGACGCTATCGTCTGGAGGCAGGATGAATTTACAGAGCGCGGGAACTACGTCTGGGAAAGCTATGGCAAAAGCGTGCGCTGGGTGCCGACGCAAAAAGGAAGATGGTTAAGGGTAAAAGCAGATGTGCACCCGCATGAATCTTTGAGTAGTGAAAGCCCCGGATATAGGACGGACTATCAACCGGGCGCAACTGATCTATACTGCTGCGGCATTGACCCGTTTTCGCACTCTAAGGTAGAGGGAAAGCAAAAATCGGACGGCGCTTTTTATATCAAGCGCAAGCACGATCCGCTAAAGCCGGATACGACAGATATGTTTGTGGTGCAGTACATTTATAGGACGCAGGAGGTAGAGGCGTTTTATGAAGATGTCTTTATCACGCTATTTCATTACGGCTGCTTAGGCCTTATCGAAAATCAGAAAATTGGCCTTGTCGGATATTTTGAAAATGCCCGGGTACAGAATTATTTGGTCAAGCTAAAGAATCAAAAAAACTACGGCATTGCCGCCTCGCGGAAAACAACGCAGGCTATGTGCGAGCTAATTGAAAAGTACATTTACGATAACATTCATAAGGTCTATTTTATAGAACTCCTCAAAGACTGGGCAAACTTTGATATCGAGCGCACGCAGACTTATGATGCGGCAATGGCCAGCGGCTATACGCTACTTGCGGATTCTAAGATTTTGCTTAAGAAGGGCGCTGAAAAAGCGCTAAAAATAATTGACATCAACGATTTATTTTAGGTAGATAAATTTGCTTTACTTGTAACGATTTTTTACCTTTGTCAAAACAAAAACAGCAAACTATGGCAAAAGAAATGACAAAGGAAGAAGCGCTGCAAATCTTAAAAGACTATCAGCTCTGGCGCACCGGTAAGCTGGACTACTTCCCGGTAAGCCCAAAAAAACTAAGCGAGGCAATCGTCCTTGCCACTAAGCTACTCGAAAAAAGTATTGAAGATGGAGAAGAATAACTGCTACGAATGCCCAATGAGGGGCGAGGTTGCGGGCAGCGCACATAGCTCCTGCTCTCTGATTTCCGATTACAGACTAAGAATGATGACATCCATATCTGTATCTGCCGGTAAAATAAAAGAGGTTGAAGTGGAAGGCGATGAATCTGTGGTATTTGATCGGCACGGCGTTGAAAGCGGCTGGTGTGCTTGGCCGGTAAATTTTGATCCTGTTTGGGTAAAGTGCACGGTCAATATGGATAAAATCAAACAAATACACGAACAAAGAAACTCAAATGATCGAAGCATCAATCAATAAACTCGAAGGTTCTTGGTGGTTTGATCTTGGGCTTAGCTATACCAAAACGCACTATCACAAAAAGAAAAACGTTTTCTCGATAGGGTTTGGGTTTTTTACAGTGTATGTAAGATGGTAGAACGTAACGTTGTTCGATTTTAAAACATAGCCTTGTCCGCACCATGCAGGCCCCGGGCGCGGTGTTTTTTCGTAAAGGCAGGTTTATCCCCACTGCGCTGCGACAGGGGATGCGGGCAAGGCTTATTTAACGCCGGGAAGAGCTTTGGTAAGCTCGAATATGTGATCGCTGCTTTAATTAGAGGAGGAGCGCAATAGAATTAGGTTCGGGTTCGATTCCTGACTCGGCGGCAAATCAAAACAATATGGCAAAGAAATTTGAAGTAGGCGATTTTGTTCGCTATACTGCTGCTCCAGGCACAGAACCGGAATACGGATATGTAAAGCAAATTCGGTTGGATGCGAATGGTTTGAAGGTGTGGGTTACTTACGTTCTGGGCGAAGGCAGAGAAATAGATTGGAAAAACAAGACGGCAGCTTTAACGCCTATTGACAAGCTGGAAAAAGTTGATTGATATGATGCGGGGGAAATGCGATAATTGTGGCAAAAAAGCCACAAGTGAATGGTTGGTTCAGCATAAAAGCATGGCTTCAACACTAAAATTCTGTGATAAATGCGAGCCAAGATATTTCAAGCCTGAATTGCAAAAGATATATGGCTATACAAAAACACAAAAAACAAAACCATGACAATATTCGAAAACAGTTGGGGCTATAAATGTCCGATTCCTTTAGAGAATGTACCTGAGAAAGTAAGGTTTATCACTGCTGAGCTTAATCTTGGAAGCTGCGTAAGCCCGATAAAAATCAAAGTGCAGGGATTTTCTGAAAAGCCTTATCCTGTTGTTAGTTTGGCCTATCGTCCAAACGTAGGGGAGGATGATATTCGATGGCTTTGCGATGAAAAACATTACGAATTAATCCTTGAAGGCGATTACTTGCAAACCGCATTGTCGGTAATTAACAACAGTCGTGTCTTGTGTTTTGGTAAGTGTATCTGGGAAGTGCCTTTGTATAAATTAAACACCTACGAGGTAAAGCAATTTGTTTCAACATACGACATTGAAGCTGTTGGCATTGAAATTATAAACAAAGACATTGCAAAAATGCTTGTTGATGATATGCCTATGTATGCTTTGCGGAGCATACTTAATTTTAAACAAGAAGATCATCCAGATTCGTTTGACGAAACTACGAAGGTCATTACTTGTTCAGTAAAAATATAATTGACTATGGCAGAAATCTACCATAAGACTTTCTGGAAAAACGAACATCAAGTAGAAGTGCCTGTTGCCTTAGATGACTGGCCGCAAAAAGCTGTTTTTCTTACGGTGGACAAGAACGGAAGCGCAAAATTTTGGACTGTTAAACCGTATTACGGCGAACATTTTGATTGGTGCAATGGCGGAGGAGAACTTATTGACGAAGAAAAATTGGGAATAATTGGCGGGGCTCATAGCATTTGGCAAAGACCATATTAAAACAATGCCCGGGCAGGATTCGTAAATGTAGAAAGCCAAGCCGTAGGTGGAAGCGGCTTTAAAAAACACACTTTGGTTCGTGGCCTGCGTTAGCGGCTGGCACCAATATGCAGTTCGAATCCTGTCCCGGGCGCAAAAAAACAAAACAAACTAATTGCATGGAACAAAAAAACTTACTAAGACCTGCATTCCCAAGCGTACTCCCAGAAGGAATGTGTTACAATGAAGAGGGATTAAGTAGGGTTGAATATTACGCCCTTCATTTATTAGCCGCAAGATTGAGCTACGGCTCGACTTCTTGGGAGGAAGATGCAAAAAATTGTGTGGCATTAGCTATCGAACTTGACAAAGAAATCAACAAGCACTATGCTAAATCTAATCCCTCGCGCTAAAATAAATACGATGCACGGCAAATGCAACTGCGGCAAAAAAGCCGTAAGCGAGTACTTGATTCAAGACAAATCATCAGCCTGGACAATAAAGCTCTGCGATAAGTGCGAGCCAAAAAGCGTTCGCTCCGGGCTGGTAAAGATAGACGGAGGCGCAAAAACACAAAAGCAAAAGCCATGACGCAAATCTACCATAAGACTTTCTGGCAGAACGAACATCAAATGGAAGCACCTCTTCCGCTTGAGGAATGGCCAAAAAGAGCAAAATTTCTTACCATAGGAAGTGATGGATATACGATTTTTTGGAGCGAAAAACCTGTTTACGAAGAGATTGTAGAATGGAATGGTGTTCCAAAAACAGTAGTTGATGGTTTTGAATCTCACGTTACTGGTTCTTACATGAGCATCTGGGAAAGACCTTTTTAAATCAAACCAATGAAATTCAACTTCAAAGTAAAAAACCAAATCATTGCAATCGAAGCCCCGGATATTGCAACCGCATATCGCCTGCTTCTTGAAAAATACCCTGCAAAGGATATTGAAAACTGCGATCACGATCACAATAACTAATTGCATATAATCGTGCCGCAATCTGCATAAATGCGTGTAAAATCATATAAAAATGCCTAAAGAAGCAACAAGTTTCGCTCTCTTTAGGCATTTGTTTTTAGGTGCTTATCCTGTAAATTCTTTTCCTTTCGCAAAATAACATTATATTTGCGCCAAAGAATTTAATGGAACCGATATTTCCGTCCGCAAATATTGACCCGCGTAAGAAAGATAAGGCTTATGCTTTGCAGTACTGTCGTGCTGCGTGGCAGTCTTATTCTTCCGGCGGATGGAACTCGCTTTATTCAAACCGCAATAAGTACCGGGAACTTACCGATTACGCCCTATCAAAGCAAAGCATTAGCCGCTATAAGAAAATCATCAAAGCGGACGAAAGCCCGGACCCGTCCTACTCCAACATGAACTGGGCACCGCTTGCTATTTTGACCAAATTTCGCGAACTCGCCCTAAGTATTACTAAGCGCTCAGATTACGACATCTTAGCTACTCCGATAGACCCAAAATCGCAAGGACAAATTGACCGCTATTTTAAAGAGCAGGAGGCAAAAATCCGTATGCGGGACGCGCTCAAAAAAGTTGCGCCGGACATGGTAGAAATGTCCCCGGTAAGGCAAAAAGAAAGCGAACCCGCAGACTTAGAGGAACTCGAGGTACAGCGGATGTACTCGTTTAAGCACGCCCTTGCAACGGAAATGGAGCAATGGATGCAGCAAATTTTCCTGATGAACAACATGGATCAGGTGCGTGCAGAGGTAAAGCGCTGTCTTTTTGACTACGGTATTGGCGGCGTAAAAGAGTACGTTGACCAAGACGGCATTATAAAAATACGCGCTGTCAACCCGGCCAACATGATTTGTTCCCGGGTAACAAGGCGCGATTTTAAGGACGCGGAATTTATCGGCGAAATCACTGAAATCAATATTCAGGATTTGGCCGAAATGGCAAACGGCGAACTTGACGACAAGGATTTAGAGGATATAGCAAGGAAGAGCGTCAACGGAGAAAGCGCCTTTACCGGCATCAACATGTGGGCAAGGAGCAACATGCGCGATAGCAAGGTGCGTGTCATGGAGATTGAATGGTTGTCATACAACTCCCTTGCTTATGAAGAAAGTGTTGACAAGTATGGCAACATCCATTTGATTAGGACAAGCCCGGGCAAAGGCGACAAGCAAAAACTTGTCAAGGTTGTCTATCAGGCCAAGTGGGTAATGGGCACGGATTATATTTTTGGATTCGGCCTTGCTACGAACATGAAGCGCAAAAGAAGTGCGCTCCAGGAGACCAGCTTGTCATATCATATCTTTGCGCCAAACTTTGACTACTTCGATATGTCAAGTGTGGGTAAGGTCGAGCAAAGCATGAACGTCGTTGACCAAATTAACTTGGCGTACTACCGTCTGCAACACGTTATCGCAAAAGCCCGGCCAAAAGGCATAATGATCGAAATAGGCGCACTCGAAGATGTGCCTATCGGTAAAGGCGGTCAGGCCTTTACGGCAAAAGACTTGATTGACATATACGAAAGTACCGGGAATATCTACTATCGCCTGCGCGACATGGAAGGCAATGCCGCAAATTACCGGCCTATCACGGAACTCGAAGGCGGCATTGGTGCTCAAGCTCAGGAGTACTTCAATATCATTCAGCAGAACATACAGCTTTTAAGGGACGTTATCGGGCTTAATGAGGTAACAGATAGCTTTGCCGGGCAAAGGACCTACTCAGCGGCAGTAAACGCCGGAATAGAGGCAACCAACAATTCCCTTTATGGCATAATCGAAGCCGACCGGGAACATATGCAAAGTGTCGCAGAGAGTATTTCGCTTCGCATTCAAACCCTTGCCCGGACGAAAAACATCAATAAGTCTTACCTATACTCACTTGGAAAACCTACCCTTGATTTTATGAAGCAAGGGGATTTGGAACTATCAAGTGTTGAGTTTGGTATTTTCTTAGACGCGATCCCTACGCCTGAAGAGCGCGGTGCGTTTAAAATGCGCCTGGAGAAATTTATTGATTCAGGGCAACTTGACATTGACGATGCGATTATGATAGAGGGCTTGCGCTCGCTTAAAACGGCGAACGGTATTTTGGCCTATAAGGTCAAAAAGAAAAGGGAACGGGCGGAGCAGCAGGCTATGATGATGCAACAGCAAAACGCGCAAATCCAACAGCAAAGCGCAATGATCGCCGAAGAGGAAAAGCGCAAAACGTTGCAGTTGGAGTATCAGCTCAAGATGGAGCTTTTACAGGCAGAGGTGCAAAAGGCAATGGCCGTTGAGCAAATGCGCCTGGAGGCAGAATTTGTCAAGAACAAAATGATCGCGGACGCTTCGCTGACAAACGAACAGCTAAGGGCGGAAAGCAAAGAATATATTGCCGAAACAATGGCTTCGGTAAGAAGGGCAGGACGCAATCCGGCACAGGTAGCGTCAGATACAATGAAATAAAAACGGGGACAAATGGAAGTATTAGGAAAAAAAATCGAGGACATTTTACCGGGCCTTGCAAGCAATCCGCCGGAAAATAAGGAAAACGAAACGACCAATGATGTGCAGCCACAAGAGGCGGCGCAACAAACGGAAGGGGCAAACACAGAGGCACAAGCGCCGGCACAAAATCCTTATGGCGAAATCCTTGAGGACGAATTTGTGCAAAAGTTTTTGGATGTGTATTCTGCCGGGGACGATGCAATGGAGGATTTGTTGCAGGCGGAACTTGAGCGGGTGCGTATCGCGAAAACGAATTACAATGAAATGGCGGATGCGGACGTTATCCGTGCCTCGCTTCAAAAAGAATGGCCGGAGCTTAAAGGCGCTGCCTTTGAGCGTGCGGTAAAAAAATACTTTGACGCTAATTTCGGCGAGGAAATCGAGGTCTATGACGATGATGAGGAATCGCAAAGCGAAAAGCAGGTGCGGGACGCTCAGATTCGTAGGAAGGCCAACGAGTTGCGTAAATACCTTGAGGCTGAACAATCAAAAGTCAAGCGAAAAAGCGCTGTCGAAACTAAAGCGGAAAAGGAGGCAAGGTTGGCAGAAGCCAAAAAGAAGGCGGAAGATGACCTTGTTGCCTGGGAAAAGATGGTTACAGGCGATGCTTTTGTTTCAAAGGCTTTGGCGGAGGGCGAAGTGAAAGTCGGGAAAGCCGACAGCGAACTCGCATATCGGGTCAAAGACGTGGAACAATTCAAAAAAGCATTGCTCGATGACAATTCTTTTTTCAAGGTGTTTGCAACAGGCGACGAAAAAAGCCCGATCGACCTTAAGCGTTGGGCAAAAGTTGTCGCCTATGCACTTGACCCGGAAGGGTTTGAATCCCTAATCTATGCCTCCGGCAAAAATGCCGCGACAGGGAAGCTGCTCGATGAACTTGAAAACCCGGCAAAGCCCGATGCGATCAAGCCCTCAGCGCCTTCTACGCTTTCGCAGGCATTGCTTGGGGCGATTTCTAAACGCTAAAAATTAAAGAGCAATGCCCTCTAATTTTGGAACTACTTCAAAAAATTACGTCTCGACGTTGATGGTCCCGAACCTTGTGGATCGCCGCGAGATACTCAACAAAGTGCTCAATGTAACCAATGAGGACTTGTCCTTCTTGGAACTACTTGAGTTTATGAACCGCTCCGAAGCCACTGCGCAACCGGAATACCACAACTTCATCAACGAAGAACTCAGCGTGAACATTACCGCAACTACGGTAACGACTTCCGCGAGTTTCTCTACTGCCAACCCGAAGGTTGCCGTTTCTACTGATGATTTTGCAAAGGTGCGCGTGGGCGAACTCGTTATGTGCCCGAACGGCAAAGTGGGCTACATCAAGGCCAAAAGCTCCTACGGCTCTATCACCTTGAACGGCACGACCGAATTGCACATCCTCAGCGTTGACAACTCCGATCTTGGCCTTGCCACTTCCGACAAGCTTGCCGTATTCTCCAATGCAGCCGGCGAAGGCAGTGCCGAACCCGCTTCGCGTCGCTACAAAATCAGCAAAGAGACCAACCATATCCAAATCTTCAAAGAAAGCTATGAGGTAACGGATATCGAAATGGGCTCTCAGGTTGAATTTGAGTACAACGGCCAGTCGTACTATTTCAGTTACGAGCAGGCTCAGGTGTACGCAAAGTTCCTCTCCGCGGTGAGCGCCGCAATGATTCTTGGCCGTCAGTCTACCGACACGTTCAACGATACCGCAGGTGCAAATACGATCACGGATATTAACTCCAACATCGTCAGCACCACTAAGGGTCTGAACCAGTACGCGGAAGAAGGCATTGTTGCCCCTGCTGCCGGAATCAACACGACCAACTACGCCGACATCACCCGCTTGCTTTCAAAAGCGCGTGCGCCCCGGGACTACATGATTCTGATGGGCAGCGAAATGAGTATTGCGCACGACAACATGCTCAACGCCCTGACGCAAGCAGACGCAATTTCGCCTTTCGCGCAGCTCAACGTGGGCGGTCGCACGATTGATCTCGGCGTTGATGCCTTCAACCTTTACGACTATCGGTTCACCAAGAAGCGCATTCCGTTCTTCGATCACCCAGTGCTCGTCAATTTCACCGGTTCTGCCGGATTTGAAAAGCGTGCATGGTTCCTGCCAATGGACAACATCCGCACGGCAGACGGTCAGACGCTTCCCCGCTTCATGATCCGCTACATCAAAATGCCTA